GCTGCTCGCAGTGCGTCCCGGTCCTGGCACGCCTTGAGGTAAGCCTCATTGATATCGCGCTGGACTCGCTGCCCGATTCGGCTCACTAACACCATTTCTTTGTCAGACATATCACTCCGTATCTCTACCAAGGTAGTCGAGAGCACACGTCCGGCAGACATCCCCAGGTTCATCCGATAGCAGATCGTGATGCTTCTCTAGCGCCGCCCGCAGCCGCTCGTTCTCAGCTTGCAATTTCTCCCGTGACGCACCTAGTTCCTTCCAGACCCTCTCGGCATAGAGGGCGCGGTGAGTCAGCCGCTCGATTTCGGCATCCTTATCAGCGAGGTCGCGCGTCCACATCTCGGCTGCTTCATCGAGCCGGGCCCGCAGCCGCTCGTTCTCGTGGGCCAGGTTGCTGATGCTCATGGCATCGGCGTCCATCCCTGGCAGTAGATCGGCGACTTCCGCCCGCAGCCGCTCGTTCTCCGCGCGGAGTTCGTTCAGGCGATCGCCTAGTTCGTGGATATGCTCGCTGTGTTTGTTGGCCGCGAACCGATTGTGCTCAACCTGTTCCTGATAGGCGGCGCGGAGTTCGTCGCACGCGCGCTCGCAGTCAGACAAATAGCCCTCAGCGATGCCTTCTTGGTTGCTAGTCATAACGGCACTTATGCTTTACCAAGATGCTGGGATAGCCAATAAAACCCCAGCACGAGGAACCACGGCCCGTAGAAGAGTGCCCGTGCGAGCCAGCGCATTCGACGGATCGTTTTGTCACTCATATCGGCACTTATTTGCTATCAAACTTCGGGGTCCAAATTTCGTGACGTGGTGGCTCGCCGTCTAGCTCGCGTTCCATGGCTGCCCGGTAGCCGCCCTGATCTTCCATAGCCCACATCCGGAGCGTGGCTCGCCAGCGATAGTCAGCCTCCTGCCAGGCCGTGATCGGCTTCATGTTTGGTAGATCCTTCGGCACATATCTCTAGCAAGCGTCCACGGCGATCAGGCGATGGCCCAGCCACTCGGCCACTGGGACGCACACGGCGTTGCCCATGCAACGGTAGCGGTGGCTGTCGGCGATCTCCTTGCCGTCGGCGCCGTAGCGGTCCCAGTCGTCGGGGAAGCCCTGGAGGCGATTGCACTCCCGCGGCGTGAGCCGTCGCACGCCGGCGCTGTAGCTGACCGCATCGACTCGTGTCTCGCTGAGCGCGCCGGTATAGTCGCCCGCGCGCACGGGTCGATAGCGTGCGTCGCCGGGTTGCTGCCAGTCGAAGGCGACCACGTCTGAACGCTGGAGTCCTGCTGGTCGCAGCGTCTGATGCTGGCCATCCACGTGCTGGTTGCGATCGTCATAAGCGACCACGTTGTGCAGGCGGAAGTTGTTCCTGCCCTCGTGGGTGTAGGTCTTGCCCTCGTGGGCCGAGATCGGATCGGCTAGCACAAGGTTCTCGTCATCCTCCTTGTGGCGACCGGGCAGGTTCGAGCCGGGGTGCCCGCCACCGCTCAGCGTGCTCGCGACCACGAGGTTGTCGGCACCGTCACCACGGCCAGACGAATGGCCGTGGTGACCCTCGCTCGCGCGCACGGCATTGGCGACCAGGAAGTTCTCGGTCTCTAGGTCCATGCGGTAGCCCGACTCGCGCGCGACCAGAGGTCGCGCGAGGCCATTAGGCTCAGCGTCGCTCAGCATGGGGAGGTCGAGGCTAGTGCCTCGAGCGCCGTCATCAAGCGTGGGGGCAAGGTCTTGCCGCGTTTTTCGGCGCGGCGCAGGATGCCCGCCGCAGCTCTCGCAGACAGCCAGTACCGCCTGGGCACGGGCCTGGTCTCCAAGACAGCCGACAATGAACACGCGACGGCGACGCTGGGGCACTCCGAACCAGCGCGCGTCCAGAACTCGGTACGCCCACCCGTACCCGAGCTCGCCCAGGCCCATGAGAATTCGGGCAAAGTCCCGTCCCGCGTTGGAGGAAAGCAGTCCGGGAACATTCTCAATGACGCACCAGCGTGGCCGCAGTTCGGACAGGACGCGTTCGAACTCAAACCAGAGCGAGCTGCGCTGGCCGGATAGACCGGCCCGCTGGCCGGCCACTGAGACGTCCTGGCAGGGGAATCCGCCGTAGACGAGGTCAACACTGCCTGACGATTCGTGGGTTCGAGTGTGTACCCATCGGGCGAGACGTGCGTGCCGTTTGCTTGAGTATTGCCAGTCCTGAGTGCCAACGCTTCGGACATCATCGAGTCGCTCGGTATCCGGCCAGTGGCGCTCGAGCACGCTCAGGCATACGGGGTCGATCTCCACCTGGAGCAGAGTGTCGATACCCGCGCGATCGAAGCCCAACTCGAAGCCGCCGACCCCGGAGAAGAGGCTGATGGCACGCACCGGACAAGTTAAGCAGCCTGCCCGGCCACGCACCAGGGGTCACGCCGGTGCGTGCGCGTTTGGTAGATATACCCACCATCATCTCTATCAAGCGATCCAGCCGCGGTTGCGCATCTCTGCGAATCCGCGACGGAGCTCTTTCGCTTCTATCGGGTTGATGGAGTGGCAACTCTGGCAGCGGCAGCCGATGATCGCGTTTTTCGGGATCGTGGCCAGGACGGTTTCGTGCAGGTGATCGATGTTGCCGCACGCCGAGCATTGGATGTCGATCATGTGCGAGCCATCGTGACAACCTGGCGTCAGCGGTCTCGGAGTCAACCCGGCGTAGGTTGGGTTATCGACGAACCGATGGGTGGACTTCATGGTTCGTCAAGACGTGCCTTGAGGTGATCGCGTTCGGTCTGCAATTCACGCACGCGCTCGACAAGCCCGACCAGCCGCTCGACGAGTTCGTCGTCATGCCGCGCCTCAGCCACACAGTTGCGCTGGCAGTACGGACACACCCAGCCAGACTCGGTTACCATGCGTCATATATTCCTACCAGGCAGTATAGCCACTTTCGAGCAATGATGTAGCTATGCTGCCTAGTGATCAGTGGTAAGAGATTAGTCGCTGGCAGTTCTCTCACAGTCTAATCCAATACTACCGACTCACAGTAAGAGTTTCTGGCGGGTGTGTCCAGTGCCACCTATACTCTTACCATGCAAGACAGAGCGCCCGCTGTTCGGCCCGTGCGTCAGGCCGTGGGCATCGTGCGTGTGTCCAAGGTCGCCGGACGCGAGGGCGACTCTTTCGTTTCGCCCACCGATCAGCGCCACAGCATCCACCAGGCAGCCGAGCGGGAAGCGCTCGCACTGAGCAACGACGATATCTTCGAGGAGCTCGACGTCTCCGGTGGCGACCCGCTCGCCAGGCGGCCGGGGCTGACCGCGGCGCTGCGCCGCATCGAGGCCGGTCAGGCCCAGGTGCTGGTGGTCGCGTATTTCGATCGGCTGTTCAGAAAGCTCAGCGTGCAGGAGCAGGTCCTCGAGCGCGTCGAGGCCGCCGGCGGCACGGTGCTCGCCGTCGACGCGGGTGAGATCCGCACCGACACGGCCTCGCGCTGGCTCAGCTCGACCATGCTGGGGATGGTCGCCGAATACCATCGGCGCATCACCCGCGAGAAGACCAATGCCGCGCGCGCGGACGCGATCGGACGCGGAGTGCCTACCTTCCCGACGATCATCCCCGGTTATCGGCGCGGCGCCAATGGGCATCTCGAGCCAGACGAATCCGAGGCCGCGCTCGTGCGTCAGGCCTTTGAGATGCGCGCCGCCGGTGCGGCGCTGTTCGAGATCCGCGATTTTTTCAAAGCGCACGGTATTCCGCGCTCGTATCGCTCGACCCAGACCCTGTTGCGCTCGCGCATCGTGCTCGGCGAGCTCCGCTCGGGGACGTTTGTCAACAAGTTTGCTCACGCGCCGATTGTCGATCAACTGCTCTGGCAGCGCGCCCAACTGACACGGCTGCCGCGGGGCCCGCGTTCGCCGTCCGAGCGCCTGCTGGCGCGACTCGGCATCTTGCGCTGCGCCACGTGCAAGGCGGCCATGGTGGCTACCTACGGCTACAAACAGCGCGGCGGGCCGCGCTACTGGAAGTATCACTGCGGCAATCGCGACTGCACCGCACGCGCCATGATCTCTGCGGCGGTCATCGAGACGGCCGTGGTCGAGCGCGTGCGAGCACGGCTGGCCCAGGAGACAGAGTCGGCAGCCATCGATCTGAACGTGGCCGAGGCTGAAGAGGAGTTGGCGCAGGCCCAGTCGCTGCTGGCTGCAGCAGTCACCGCCTTTGACGGTCTGAACGTGCTGGCCGCACGCACACGTTTGCTCGAGCTGCAGCAGGCAGTCAGCAAGGCTGATGAACGACTGGCGATGCTACGCGCCGCGTCGGCGCCGGCGCGGGTCATCAACGCGTCGGGGGATTGGGATGCCCTGCTCGTTGACGAGCAGCGCGACCTGATCCGCGTCCTGGTCACGCCCGTTGAGGTGCGTCCCGGACGGGCCAGCCCACGCTTCGAGATCCGCGTTCAGTAGTCGGCGCGCGGCGCGCTGCAGGATGCGATGCACCTCAGCGCGCACGGGCTCAGGCAACTCGTTCGGCATAGCCTAAACTCTGCCAGTCCATGTCGCACAAGTGGCAACACGTTCGAATTTGTGCAGCTCAGTGCGTGCTGGTGGGTCGGGGAAAGCGGCTGTGGTGCGGATAGTCGCGGTGGCGCCGCGGCCACTCGAGCATGTAGCGCAGCGCCAGGGCGTACATGGGCGGCACGAACTGATCCTTGCGCCACTCCCAGCGATAGATGCTCGACTCGTTGGTGCCCACGAATCTGGCGACCTGTGGGGCAGACAGGCCGAGGTGTCGGCGGATGGCGCGTGCTTCGTTGCCAGTCATCTGATTGTTCACCGGATCGGTCATATCCACGGGGGAGTGGCTCGCAGGTTTCTGGTCGGGTAGCAGCAAACGCGTCAAAAAAGGCACTTCCTAGGCAAAGAGTGAAGGAATTGCCTTCAGTCTAGGCAGTCTACGTACTGGCTGAGTAGACGATTTAGCGTTTGTTCACACAATTCACATTCAGGCCGGAACATCGAGGGAATCGCGATATTGTCGCTTCTGTGGCTAGGTTTGGAGGTACACTCTGGGTTCTGTGCATGAGGCAGAAATGGGGTTGAGCACGGAAAGAATCCATCACTGGTGGGACAGGCATGGTGGTTGTGGATGCAGGTGAACATGGCACGCTGAAGTACACCGTCGACGGCAAGGGGAAGGTGTTCTCGATGGCCGACTACGCCTACGAGGTGCTGCAGTACCGTCCTCGGGACGTGCTCGGCAAGGACGCCGCGCTGCTGTTCAGGCCCGACGAGCGCGACTTTCCCGAGTTGGCGCGCATCTTCCACGAGGCGCGTGCCAACCCCGGGCGCCTGTACTTCTGTCCTGGCTGGCTGCAGGCCAAGGACGGCTCGCGCGTCAACGTGGGCGCCACGTTCTTCTGGAATCCTGTCCTCGAAGTCTGGGACATCAGCGCCCTGGTGGTCTCGATCATCCCCCCCTCGGCCAAACAAATATCGAACGTGTCCAAAATTGTGCGGCTGACGGAGGTAGACCAGAAAGAGATCCTTTCGAGTCTGGAGGCAGGGCACGTGGACGAGGGCGGTCTGGATCGCATGGCCCACGAGATCGAGCAGATTTCCCAGCAGGTCAAAGAGATTGCCGACGCGGTGTGCCGACCGGTGAGCAACCAGCATGCGCGGCGTGGTCCGTACCGCAAGCCATATGGTGTGGCGGATCGCGACCTGTTGATCGAGGACAGCAACGACGCGCATCGGAAGTGGCTGAAGCTGTCGGCCGCGAGTCGTCCAAAACTGGACAATTACCTGGCCGGTCAGCTCGGGCTGAGCGCGCGGCAGTTGGGTCTGCGACTGGTGGAGCATTGTCTGCGGCTGGAGGACCTGCCCTGGTCGGCGTGACACATTCGAACGTGTCGCCAAATGTCGGGTCGTGCCTTCCAGACTGGGACGCATGGAAGGCGAACGCACCCGCAGCGTGCAGGTCATACTCAGCCGCGAAGAACGGCAGTTGATCCTCGAGATCGGCGAGGCTGAAAACCGCGGACTTCAGGAGCAGCTCAAGGAATTCATCGACGAGGGCATCGAGCGCCGCCAGCGGCTGATGCGCGCCGCGCGCCAGCTACAGCCCGAAGCGCTGGCGGTCTAGTTTGGCCGCGCTGGTGAGCCTGGCGCTGCTGGTGCAGGTGGCGGCCGCGGACGGCGGCGCTGCCGAGGTTGTAGAAGCGCCTCAACCCGATCCGCCGGTGCTCGAGACGGTGCCGGTGGCTGTCGAGCCGTACGGCGTGTACGACCGGTTGGCGCAGTGCGAGGCGGGTGGCGACTGGCACAACGCCAGGAACCCGATCTACAAGGGCGGACTTCAGTTCGATAGCCAGACGTGGGCCAGGCATGGCGGGTTGGCGTACGCCTGGCGGGCGGACTTTGCCTCGCGCGAGCAGCAGATCGATGTGGCGCGGCGCACGCAGGCCAGCCAGGGCTGGGGCGCGTGGCCGACGTGCTCACGTCGGCTCGGACTGAGGTAGCGGGGTGATCAGGTCGCCGATGCGGACCTTCAGCACCCTGGCCAGGCGTCGCAGTGTCGAGGGTCGGGCGCCGACTGTGCCCGTCTCGAGACGCTGGATGGTGTTGCGATTGACCTCGACGAGCTCGGCCAGCTCGGTCTGGCTCAGCCCGGCCAGATCCCTGAACTCGCGGAGCCGGTAGACACGGGGCATGCACACACATTGTACACGCGTGACCCTGATTCTCCATAATTGTTGCACATTTACTGACCATATGTTGTACACTAAGGCATCATGAAATACGTGGAACTGACCAAACTGGTCAATGGCTACGAGCCGACGCGCGTGTGGGTCAATCCGGACGCCGTCATCTATCTGCAGGAGCGCATGGTGCGTCGCGGCATCGGTCGTGGCGAGGAGGTCATCGAGCCGAAGGGCACGCGGGTGTATTTCGCCGAGAACGGTGCGCTCATCGACGGTGGCTTCATCGACGTACAGCAGACGCCCGACGAGGTCGTCACGCGGCTGAGCGGTCGCACCTGGCAGCGTCCTGAATCCTGGCAGCAGTGGGAGGAGCGTCGTGAGCGAATCGCCGACGCCGTCTACGGGGTCGAGTCCCGTGGCTAGTACCGCTTTGATCGATGCCAGCCGCGCCTTCGTCGGCGCGGCCAATCGCACCAATACGCTGTACGAGCTCAGCGCCGACTACGTGCAGGTCCTCGACCTGCTCGAGGATCCCGACCTCGATCAGGACGAGCAGGCGCTTGAGGCGCAGCTCGACGACCTGGCCGGCAAGATCACGCAGAAAGCCGAAGCCATCGCCGGTCTGGTGACGCACCTCGACGGCATGGCGGCTATGAGAAAAGCCGAGGCGCAGCGCCTGCGCGAACGCGCCGCGTCCGACGAAAAGCACGCCGCGCGCTTGCGTGCCTATGTGCTGCGCCACATGCAGGCCATCGGCTCGGAGCGCATCGACACGGCGCGCTACACGGTCAGCATTCGGCAGAACCCGCCGGCCGTGGAAATTCTCGAAGAGATGCTGGTGCCTGAGGACTACATCCGCACCAAGGTCATCAAGGAGGTCGACAAGCGCAGCATTCTCGAAGCCTATAAATCGACGGGCGAGCTGGTGCCCGGCACCGAGGTTGTGCGTCGTACGCGGCTCGACATTCGATGACGCCTGAGCCGAAAGCTCTCAGAAAATTGAACCGCGAGCAGCGTGCGGAGGTGCATTACGCGCGCCGCGCGGGCTGGCTCAAGGTGCGCGTGCGCGGCACGGGCGCCGAGGCTTTCGGCATCGAGTCGCTGTCCGATCCCAATCGCTTCTATCTGTGCGATGGCGAGCGCTGCACGTGCCCCGACTATCGCTTCCACGGACTGAGCGGGCTGCGCATCGGACGCGACGGCGCGCACATCCCGTGCTCGCACCTCATCGCCGTCCAGCGTTTCTTTCTCAACGACGCCTGGTGGCTCGCACCTGGTGACAAGGCCGCGATCGCAGAGTCGCACTAGGAAAAAAGAGAAAGGTCAGGGTGGCAATCATGCCCATGAAAGACCCGAGTGACGCGCCCGCGGGGAGCGCCTTTAATCTGCCCGCCGAGATTCAGCCCAACGCCATGTTCGTCGGCACGTTCGTGCACGTCGACTGCAAGCCGTACAGCGGTCCGCCGAAGTATTCGAAGGACGGCGAGCTCGTGCAGCAGTGGAGCATCATCTGGCACTTTACGCTGCGCAATCACGACACGCTGCAGCGCGTGCTTAATCCCGACGGTACGCCGTTCGAGATGTGGCGTTTCACCAGCGACGCGACCGGCGTCGGCAGTCGCGCGCGCGAGGTGATGCATGCGCTGGCAGGGCGCGAGGTGTCCAACGCCGAGGTGTCGTCGCTGCTGGCGGCGGATCCCGAGCACATGCCGACGAAGCTGTACGGCCGCCAGGCGCTGCTGATCATGGGCGCCTACACCGACAGCAACAACCGTGCGCGTGTCGGTATCAACCAGATCGTGGCGCTGTCGGCATCCGATCGCGCGCGGCTCGAGGCGGCAAAAAACGCCGAGGCCAGCCAGCCGACGCCGGCCACGCCGTCGACTGAGGTCGCGAGCATGGGTCCGCCGCGACCGCTTCAACAGTTCGATCAGAAAGGCCGCGAGGTTGCGTCCCCGCCTCCGCAGCCGGTTGCTCAAGTCGCAGGGGCGCGTGCGGACGGCAGCGCAGAACTGCCCTGGTGACCTGAAGAGGACCTCGTGACCGTGACGAGGTCCTCTTTTCTTTTTTCAGACGGGAGTAGTTGTGGACGAGCGCAGATATGCGATCTCGCGGTTCACGTCACGGACCGATGTCCATCCTGATCCTTACGAACTGACCTGGGACGAGTTGGTCTGGTCGCTCAGCCAGCACGAGGTGCGGCCCTCCAAGCATGACATGTGGTTGTGGTCACCGGCGAGCTATCTGGAGGGTGGCACGCGCAGCCGCAATCATGTGCAGGCGATCAGCCTGTTTGTGGCCGATATCGATGACGGCAGCAGTGGTCCGGACATGTACGCACGGCTGATGATGCTGGGGACCTCGTTCTTGGTTGTCTCGACGTGGTCACACACACCTGAGCATCCGCACTTGCGCGCGGTTATCCCGTTAGATGAGCCGATCCCTGCCGGCGCGTATGACCGCGTCTGGCAGGCGTTCAATCAGAATCTGTTCAGCACGCACATTGATCCGGCGACGCGCGATCCGTCGCGCATGTTTTATGGGCCGAGCTGTCCCGCGGAGCGACTGGGAGACGTGTATGTCAGGCAGCTCTGAGCGGGCGTTCAACTGGCGTTCGGTCGATCCGGCACCGGAGATCAAGGTGCCGATCAAGGCGGACATCCGTCCGGACGCGGTCATCGTCCGGACGGAACTGGAGTATCGCGCTCAGTGCTTCATCGGCAAGTGGTACCGCGAGCTCAGCGTGATGGCACCAGGCTCAGGCCGCCACAACGCACTGCGGAGCAAGGTGTGTGCCGCGGGCGGCTTGGTGGCTGCCGGCCTGCTCGACGAGCAGGAGGTCTACGAGACGTTCCTTGAGGCGTGCCAGGCCAACGGGCTGACGCAGGATCCGGGCGGCGCGGCCGAGCGGACGATTGCGGACGCTCTGGCGTACGGCGCCCAGACACCGTGGGCGCCGAGCGACTTGCCGGACAGTCCCGTGTGGCGCACGCGGCTCGAGCGAAAGCCCCGATTTAACACTTTTCCAAGCGCGTCCGCCGTCCGCACACATATAGAGGAAGCGGACGGACGGACGGTATTGAGACCCTGTCTCAACCCGCGGACGGCGGCCGACATTGGCGCGCTGATGCTGCCCGAAATCGAGTGGATTGCGGAGCCGTGGGTCGTGGCTGGATGTCTGACCGAGCTTGACGGCAAGCCCAAGAGCGCGGGCAAGACAACGTGGGGACTCGACCTGGTGCGTGCCGTGGTACGTGGCGAGCGCTTTCTGGGCAGCGAGGCGCTGCGCGGCCCGGTGCTGTTGTTGAGCGAGCAGAACGAGCGCTCGCTGCATCAGGCGCTGTATCGCGCCGATCTGTTGCAGAACCACGACCTGCACATTCAGTTGCGACACGAAGTCGGCGACATGCGCTGGGCAGATGTTGTGGCTGAAGCCTCGGCGTTCTGTCGACGCATTGGTGCCAGGCTGCTGGTGATCGATACGTTGGCACCGTGGCTAGGTCTGCGGGGTGATGCGGAGAACCACGCTGCGGACGCGCTGCTCGCTGTCCAACCCCTGCAGGAAGCGTGCGCGCGCGATGGGCTGGGCATTCTGTTCATGCGCCACGAGCGCAAGGCGGGTGGCGACGTGGGGGATTCAGGTCGTGGCTCGAGCGCGTATGCCGGTGCGGTCGACATCATTCTGTCGCTGCGACGTGGCAATCGTGATGTGCGGCCCACGGTGCGCCAACTCGAGAGCCTGTCGCGCTACGACGAGACGCCAGCGCGCACGGTAATCGAATTGCAGGCCGGGCGTTTCGTGATGCTGAGCGACAACGGTGAACTGGCGTTTACCGAGGTGCAGTACCAGATCGTGAGTGCGTTGAAGGAGCGCGGGCGACTGCGTGCGCAGCAATTCAGGGAGTTTGTGAGCGTGGGACGGACGCAGTTGTACCTAGCGTTGGACGCGCTCACAGAGCGCAAGGTGATCTGTCGCGAGGTGCTGAAGAGTGGTGCGCACGAGTATGTGCTGCCACCAGACGAGGATGTGATGGAGGAGGAATGATGGCTACTCCCAAGGTCATTTTTTGGACGGCCAAAGAGTTGTGCAGCGTGCCTGTGCCGTTGCACGAAGAACTCAGGCAGTTCTATCTGCGGTTGTATCGCTTGCAACGCATTGTCGACGTGCTGGTTGAACGCGAGGGGATTCGTGCTGTCGTTGAAGCGATGGATCGTGAGGCAGAGGACGACGATGACGATGATCTTTGATCCCGAGCAGCTCATTTCGAAACGTAGAAAGCCGCGGCGCCTGGTGGCGGACAACATCGGCTGGATCGAGGGCGAGGCGTCGACCAGGATTCCGAGCGCGCCGCCGCGGCGACTGCGCGCCAAGCCGCTGCAGCACCATCTGCGCAAGACGCTGCCGATCGGACTCAAGCGGGCGAAGTACACGGCGCCGAAGCATCGGCGGGCGGGCATCACCACGCGCGAGCTGCTGTGGGAGAAAGAGACGGAGGCGCATTTTCAGGCGCGTGTGGTGGGCGTCGCCAAGTATGTTGGCTTCAAGTACGTCTACCACACGTACGACAGCCGGCGCAGTCCCAGCGGTTTCCCAGACCTCGTTTTGTTGAATCCGGCGAGCAGGCGGCTGTTGTTCGTAGAGCTCAAATCTCAGCGCGGCAAGTTGACGCTGGCGCAGACGTTGTGGCGCGTGGCGCTCGAGGCGATCGTGGGCGTGGAGTACTACACGTGGAAGCCGTCGCAGTGGAACGAGCTCGTGCGCGTGCTGGGAGGTTGAGAGAGCGATGAGCGAACTGCACTGGCTGTTGGTGACGTTCGTAGCCTGGTGTCTGGCGAGTCTCAGCGTGGGTCTGGCGCTGGCGCGGTGGTTCAGATGGCTCAGAGACTGACGTGTGCCGAGTGCCGCTATCGCTTCAGTCCGCACACGAGTGGACGGCGGCCTGGTCAGCGCGCGTTCTGTTGTTCGCGCTGCAAGAGTCGCTTTCACGTGCGGCTGTTTCGAAGTCGCCGCAAGCTCGTAGCGTGAGCGCGCACGGTGGCGCGGATCGTCGACCGTGGCTGATCCTGTCGCGCACGGAGGCGGTGGCGCTGCGCGCCGCGGTGCAGCGTAGCCAGCGTGACAGTGAGCCTGTCGCGCTGCGGCGCGCGCTCGAGCAGATCGATCTGCAGCTGGCGTACATCGATCACGGACGGGGCGAGGAGCCGAGCAAGTACGCGGCCTATCTGCGCGAGATGGGTCAGGTCGTAGACTGATCAGGTCGGGTGTCGGTCGCCTGACGTGAGAAACGCACCAGCCCCGCGGCCAGTGACGAGCGCGAGGCTGGTGTGTGTCGAGTTGGGGAGTTTGGCTACTGCAACCGCGACACGCCGTAGTGTAGCGGGGCTACCAGTGGATGTTGAGGACCAGAATGAGGATCAGCGCGGCGACGATGGCCAGGCTGATGAGCCAGCCGCGCAGCGAGTAGGCGCCGCCGTAGCCGGGGTCGAACTGACCTTTCGGCGCGGAATACGAAGTGTTGGGCTTCCAGAAGTCCGGGCGGTGGTCTGGGCTGGAGGAGTGGTCAGTCTTCGGCATGTTCGAGTGGGTCCGTAGGAGTGAGTTGTTCGCCGAGGCGATAGTCGAGGTGGAGCAGCGCGTAGCGGGTGACGCGTGAGATGGGAAAGCCACGCTCCCAGTTCGCGACGGTAACGCGCGTGACGTCCAAGAGCTGCGCGAGGGCGGCTTGCGAGAGTCCGTAGTGCGAGCGCAGCGCGCGCACGATGTCGCGCGCGTCCGTAGGGTTGGTGCCGGTCATCGGTACTCGTTCTCGGCACATTGCGCGCAGCGCGTAGGGTCGTGTGGTGGCTGGATGCGCTGCCAGCCACCCCGGCCGTAGCGCATGGGTGTGCCATCGGCTGCCAGACCGTCCACCGCGTAGGTCCACTGGCCAACCGGCGTCACGTAGTGACGACTGGCCAGAGTAAAGACAGCTGCGAGCGTAGGACCGCTGCCGATGATGCGGTCAGAGTCGCGCCGGCGCGCGGTCCACGTGTTGCCAGTCTTGACGAACTCGTATTCGCCGTCGTCAGTCGTCCAGTGGCCGGGTGCGTCGGGGTAGGTGTTGCGTCGCGTGTACATGTGAGATAGGTCCTCAGTAAGTGAAAGGGAATGGGCGAACAATTGGTCAGTGCTTCCGATAGCTGATCGGAACGGTAGGCGCGTCCCAGCACATGCGACAGTCGCCGCAGGCGTTGTTCTGGAGTGGCGCGGGGCAGGTGAAACCCTCGTCGCAGGCTGTAGAACCGGCCGCGAAACCCGGGACGATGGGCGCAGGATCGCCGAAGTTGTCGGCCGAGGGCCGTAGCGTGACGTTGGGCAGGATCGAAAGCGCATTCAACGCTTCGGCCCAGATGTCGGCCATGGCGGAGCCGACGTTGAGCAGCGCGCGATGCGAGCGTGTGGGAATCCAGAATTTCGTGTCGGGCAGCTGACGGCAGATATCAGCCCAGCAGCGCGCGTAGATGGGCGAGAACATGTCGCCGGAATCGTGCACGCGAAAGTAGGGCATGCCCCGAATGGCGGAGACCATCGTAGATACGAACAAATCGCGACCTTCAACAGTGCGCATGCACTCGCGGGCCCACGCGAAGCGCGTGTGTTGCGCTTTCTTGACGTTGGGATAGGTGGTGTAGAGTCCCTTGTCGGCGTAGCAGAACTCACAGATAGCGCCCGGTGTGTGTACGGAAAAGGGACACGTTTTACGCGCGGGTAGACTCCAAGACTTGCTCGGCATTTTGGATGTGCTGGTCAGCAGCAGTGTGGCGGTATTGGGCACAAATTTGGGACGGCGGGATACAGTGGCGGTAGCCATGGCGTGAGATAGGTCCTCGCGTTCTGGTCAGACCCGCTGCAGCGTTGGCGCGCCACAGCGGGTCGTTTCGTTGGTAGCCAGTACTATGCAGCATGCCCAGTAAGCTGTCAATTAATTTGACATTGAGCGCAGGTTGAGAGACGGCGAGCCGGCCCTCCGCGCGTGCGCGCGTCCTTAAGGCATCGAGGGGTTCAGAACTAAACTCAAACCCAAAACCCCCCGGTTAACGCGACGTGTCTGTTGTCTGAGGAGCCTGCCAGCTCGCTCTAGCCAGCTACGTGTCAGACACGTGGTCTAGACGTGGTTTGGCGGTGTGTTGTACGCTGGGCGCGTTCGCTGCGCTGCGCTGGACGTCAACGGGAGACGTCTGGACGAGAGCTGCGTAGGCGAGATCAGACCGGGGTCCTCTTCCTAGACGCGGGACTCCGCCGAGTCGCGTATCACACGCTGCACTCAGGTTCGTTGTACTCAGGTTCGGGGTGTACGTGGAACGCGAGACGCTCTGGAAGCGGGGAAGCTATGCGCGGAGGACGAGGCCGGGCGCGACCGAGGCGCTGGGGGTGGCTGGCTCAGTTCGCGTGGCGTGGGTGTGCGGGGTGGAGTCGGCTGTGGTGGAACAAGAACTGAAAGAAGAGGAGCGCTTCAGTTCTTGGTGGCCTGGCCGAGGCGCAGGTGATCGGCGATGGCGCCGACGGTGGCGACGAGCTCGTCGTCGGACAACGCCTGGGGTCCGAGTTGGAGGACGTCGAAGCCGTCGTCGAGCAGGACGAGCATGACGACGCCGTGGGCGTGGCGGGTGTCGACGTCGCGGGCGACGAGCCAGTCGAACAGGTGGCGACTGAAGCGGGCGTTGTCATCGCTGGTCTCGGACCACGAGTAGTAGTTCATGGGACCTTCAGTCCCTGGACAGAAACACGATCAAGGCTAACAGGCCCATGATCGAAAAGCCGGCCCACACGAGCACCACCGACGCGGGTTCGAGCATCCCTCCAGTGTACTCCGTGTGCCTAGAGTCTGCCATCCTTTCGCGCATACGGCCTAGTCGCGGCGAGTGTCTTGCGGGGTAAGGGATAATGGTCGCACCGTGACGACCGCGACCGAGGTCCTGGATGACGATGCTCGGCCGCGGCGTGGCGGGCGGCGCTACACCGACTCGGTGCGGCAGCGCGCCATCGCGCTGCTGCTGACGGGCAACTCGACGCAGCAGGTCGCCGAGCAGTTGCGCGTGCCGCATTCGACGATCAAGACGTGGTGGCGCGAGTACGGGCCGCAAGAGCCGCGCGCGCTCGCCCAGCGAGAACGGATGGGGCAGGCAGTCTATGACACGGTCCACGCGACGCTCGAGGCGCTATCTGCTCGAGCCCGGCTTACTGCAGACGAAGACTGGATACGCGAGCAATCCGCGGCCGCCCTCGCGCATCTGGATGCAGTCCATTGGGACCGGGTTATTCGACTCCTCAGCGCTCTCCGACCGGCCGAGCCAGAAGTCGAAGACGAGCACGATCTGGAGACCCGATCCGCGGGCTAAGCCGCCTCTACCTTTAATACACTTCGTGCAGCAGGCCTGGCCGCTGCTCGAGCCGTCGGTCCCCTTTCAGGTCGGCTGGCACCTCGACCTGCTGTGCGCCCACCTCGAGGCGTGCAGCCTGGGGCAACTCACCGACCTGCTCATCAACGTGCCGCCGGGCACTACCAAGTCGTTGTGCACCAGCGTCTTCTGGCCGGCCTGGGCGTGGACCTGGCAGCCGTGGACCAGGTGGCTGACTGGCGGCTACGACGCGCGGCTGGCGATCAGAGATGCGCTGCGGACGCGGCGCCTGATGCAGAGCGAGTGGTACCAGGCGCAGTGGGGCGAGCAGTGGTCGTTCTCGGGCGACCAGAACGTCAAGAGCTACTACTCCAACAACCGCACCGGCTGGCGGCTGGCGACGAGCATGGCCGGCGGCGTGACCGGCGAGCACGCCCACTACGTGGTCGTCGACGATCCGCACAACGTCCACGAGGCCGAAAGTGACGCCGAACGCGACAGCGTGCTGCAGATCTGGCGCGAGGTGTACCCCTCCCGAAGACTGCCGGGCGGCGTCAGGGTGGTCGTCGGCCAGCGCGTGCACGAGGAGGACCTGACCGCCGATTGGCTCGAGCGCGAGGGCGCGCGCATCCACCACATCGAACTGCCCATGGAGTACGACCCGCTGCACGCGCGCCCCAGCCAGCTCGAGGCGTGCGCGTTGGATCAGCACCTGCACGACCGTCGCGCCGAGGCGGCCGCCAACATCGACCCCATCCTGCTCAGCCCGAGCCGATTCTCGAAAGACACCGTCGAACAATTAAAAATCGACCTGGGCCCGTACGCCTACAGCGCTCAGTACGACCAGCGGCCCAGTCCGCGGGCGGGCATGCTGCTCAACCCGGCGTGGTTGCTGGATCGGCCGCAGCATCTTGACCTGAATCAGATGGACGTCATCTGCGCCTTCGACCTGAATTACTCGGACAAGGACGCCAGCGACTGGACGGTGGGCGTCACCGCGGCCGTCGAACGCGACGGCCGTTTTCCGGTCATGCACATCCTCGACGTGTACGCCGCCCACCTCGCCGAATTGCGCCACGAGGTCGAGCTGTCTACCTATTTAAAGGAATGGCGGCCGATGCTGGTCGGCATCGAGCGGCGCGCCTTCGAAAAGCAGGGCGCCACCCAGGACCTGCTCAGGGCGCTACAGGCCAGAGTCGACTGGTCGCCGTGCCATATGGAGCCGGTCGAGGCCGACACGGACAAGTTGTCGAGGGCGCTGATCATCGCCGGGCGGGCCAAGGCCGGGCTGATCAGCGTCGATCGGAGTGCGCCGTGGTGGCACGCGCTGAGCGTCGAATTGAGCCGCTTTCCCAGATCGGCGCACGACGACCGCGTCGACGCGCTGGCGTACTGCGTGCGTCTGGCCGTCGAGCGACTGCAGAAAACGCGCGCCTTTCTGACCTTGCTGAGCAACCCCGTGCCGTTCAGGGTCGTCGGCAGGACCAGCGGCGGGCTGCGTCAGATGCCGGGCGGCAACCCGCTGCAGTTGCTGGGTTGACGCCGAAGCGTATTCTTACGTCAATCTGGCGTGCTAGGTTGTGGACATGGCACAAGCACCGAGTAGTAGTAGCTCAACGTCCAAGACAGCAACCCCCAGCCTCAGTCCGGAAGCCCAGGACATCGTCGACCAGTTGGAGACCAGCGCGCGCGTGTTCGTCTCCAAGGCGGACCTCGCCGAGGACGACGAGGAGGACCTGAAAGCGGCCGGTTACGCCGTCGACGAGGACGTCGTGCGCGAGGGTTTTTTCATCAGGCGCCTCAGCGACACCGAAAAGGCCGACGCCGAGTTCGCCAAAGCGCAGGCCGCCGCTGCTGCTCAGTCCGCACCCGCGGCGCCGACAACGTCCACCACGAGCTCCACCTCGACGAGCAGCAGCGCGTGAGTTGTCCGACGGTCAACTCCGAGTTGACCTTTGTGACCGTTTTCGCCTGACATGCTGGGTCCGGAGGACGTCCCGAGCCCCTCCCAACTGGCTACACGCTGGTGGTCGTCGTATAACGAGTGGCAAACTACGCGCCATAGAGTCCGCGATGTACGCGATTGGTTAGCACAACGCTTCGACCCGATTGTTCCTGAAGAGTTTGCACTGGCCGCTGGTAATTTAGCGGTCAAACTGCCACATTCGCAGACGATTCCGCTGCACGCGGTGCAGATGCTGGCCTCCAAACGCCCGCGTCTGCGCCGCGATCCGATGGGCCGCTCCATCCGCGCGCGGACGAACGCCTCGTCTCTGGAAGTGTGGGCCAACGCGTGCCTCGACGCCGTCGAGCAGCAGAACGGCAAGTTCTGGCGACCGCTCATGGACATGCTCTTCAACCAGGGCGGCGCCGCGGTGCTGTGTTTTCCCAGGGCCGCGGCGTGGGAGAACCTGCCCACCTTCGTCGACGACGAGGGCGAGGTGCTCGAGCTGTGGGAAGGCGACGACCTGCAGGACCAGCGCAAGACGTACGACGACTTTTCTCTCGACTGGCGCGCGCGCGCGGTGCCCATCGGCGTCAGGGTCATCGGCATCGACCAGTGCCTGCCCATCCTCGGCCCC